TTCTTCAAAAAATTTCAGCTCGTTTTGATAATAGTCTATCCGTTTTTGTATTGCATCTTCTACGGACAGGCCTTCGTTTAAACCCCAGCGTATCTCGGTTATAGCGGCGTCAATCAGTTGCTGTTTACTTTTGAGAGCCCTTCCGGTAAACGTGACTTTGTAATCGTTGTCGGTTAGTCTGTTCCGGTATCCTTCTGCGACTTCCCTGTTTTCCGCAAAGTAAATCCCCCAGCCATGCACCTGCGCGCCTTCGCCTTCACCTATGTGTCCGGTATCAAATCTGTCAAACCTGCTCGGCGTTCCGTGGTAGGCAGATTGGAAGAACGTCTGCGGTTCTTCCGTAAACAGAGATTCAATATACCCACGCATATCGTCAATGGATTTGAAATTGGTCAGTACGTTCTCAATAAGTCCGTCCGTCAGCACCAATTCGTTGTTCCATCTGAAACCACCACGATCAATGCGCTCGTTGGTCATTGGCACATTGTGGTCACTTATACGCAACTCTACACCATTCTTTTTCAGATAAACGCTTCCGCTGTCACTCTTATAGACAACCTCTGCGCCTATGTTTTGTGCAAGTTTTACGATATCGTTTATCATCTTTTCTTTGTCATAACTGATATCGTTAGCACTCTTTGCCGTTTGCACATCGCCATAAACATAATCGTTTACAAAAGAATCAGAAACCTTGTCAGCAATTGCCTTGGCTGTTTCTCTGTCCTTTGATTGAATTGCTTTTTCATAATCCAGCCACGAATCAAAACCAGCTTCCTTTGCTATGCGTTCCTGCTTCTGTCGGTATGTTTCTCTCGGTGCAACCTCAACTTCAACCTCTGCCGTGCCTAAATCAACATTGTTCTTCTTTGCCCACTTTGCACTGGACAGTATGCGTTCAACACGCTTCCTGTCCGTTTCTGCTTCAGCTTGGTTATCGGTTAAGAACAATACGCCCTTGGCATCTCTGCCAATGTACTTGCCCGTGTTCTTGTCAACTGCAACTGTTCTGCGTTCCGGCATTGCTTCCTGTAAATAAATATTCCCGCTCTCCGGATCAAAGCCGACGTTCCGGCCTGTGGCGTCTTTGATTTGGTTCGATTCAAAGGCAACAAAGGACTTACCGCCAAACTCTTCGTCATTGATTACAATGCCGTCATATCCTTCATCCTGCAATGCTTCTTTAAGTTCTGCCGCCGCCCTTTGATAATCTTCCATTGTCAAATCGGCACCATCCTCTATGTTTATAAAGTAAGCCAATTCAGCCAAAGAAGCATATTCTTTTGGGTTCTCTATGGACAAGAATAAGTCCATATCTCGGTCATATACGGAAGAAAGGTTTTCGTCACCACCGGAGTTAAACCAAAATCCCAACAGACTTGTGGCACCAACCGCTGGCTCACTTGCATTGTCAATGGTATTGTCACCAAGAAACTCTCTGCTGAAAGTATCAAAATCAACATCTTCCATTGTCCAATGTTTAACAACCAACGGCTCACCATTCTCGTCCAAAACCTTGCTTGATTCGTAACCTTCTTCCCAGTCTCCAAACCAATTCTTGAACGCATCCGTCCGGACAGTGATCCACTGGTCCTCGGTCAGGTTTGTGTCGCTGCCGTTTGGCGCTTTCATCCAACCGTCAGAGCCTTCGTACTGTTTGCGAACTTCGGCCTTCTGCCGGGCAAATTCCGCCACGGGTACCTGGAACAGCTGCGCCGCTTCCTGCTGGTTATCTTCACCATATACCGCATTGACGTCCATACGGAACCGGTCACGTACAAAATCCTCTGCAGTGTACGGAACATTCCGGACTTTAGAAAACACTTTTGCCATGTTGTCAGCATAACGTGCCAGGAACAGCGCGTTAAACCGGCCGGCCTTCTGGACGTCGGCATTCTCGCTTTCGCCCATCATCCGACGCATGGCATCGTACACCTTCAGCCCTTCTTTGGACAGGGACGCCGTGGCCACCATCTCACCCGGATTCAGGTCACGCATCCGCTCCTGGATTGCCTCCAGCGCGTCCCGTTGCTCCTCCAGATTGTCCAGTTTTTCTGCTACGCCTGCATAATACTCCCTGCTCTCGTCGGTATTGTTCTGGTATGTTGGCAGGCCATACCGGGGATCCTGCCGTCCGCTGGCAATATCAATCGCCAGATTATCCAACTCTCTTTTGTTTGGTGCGCGTCCATAATCAGCATACCAGTTACTGTACCAGGGATCGTTATTTGAGATCCGTTCGCCCGTTGCATATCCTTCAGCATCCCGTCCAAAAATAACGCCCTGCTTCATACCGCTGCGCAGCTCCCGCAGCACCGGTTCAATCTCTTCGTTTATCTCCGCATTGACAGCATCCAGCCTGCGTTTAAACTCTTCCTGCGGGTTATCGTAGTTTGTTTCGATAATCTCCCGGGCCAGCTTCGCCTGCTCCGCATCCGGGAACCGGGCAGCAATGATATTATCCACAGCCGCCTTATAGGTTTTATCGTTAAAATTCTGCAGGCTTTTCATCTGGTCCTGCGCCAGCTTGACTGCTTCTTTTGTCTGTGCTTCGGTAAATGCATCCAGGGAAGTCGTCACGTTATCCATGATAGCTTTCCGCTCCGCATCCTGCAGATCCATCTGCATCAGTGTGGAAGTCTTTACCTGCAGCATGCCGGATCCGTCCAGGCAGGCAGCCAGCTCATCCGCAGAAATGTTGTTACGCTCTGCGATATCCTGCACCAGCGCTTCGCCGCCTTCCTGCTGGCGTAAAGCGCGCACGTCAACAAAGCCGGATTCAATACCGGCGATTTTATTTTGTGCATCCAGGATAGTCTGCGCCACCTCCGGCGCCTTGTCCTGCAGCTCCTTAATATTCTTTTTGTTATCCCATACGCCGTTCAGCACTTCACTGTAATGGGCATTGGCCATGCGGCCGATCAGTATCTTATTGTTCACCACATCCCGGACATGGGACCGGAAACCTAACACCGCCCGGGTATTGGCTACCGGGTTGGCACCAAAACCAATCAGGCCAAAGCCGCCGATGGCCGGCAGCGCTTCCAGCATCTGTCCGGTGGAATTAGTCAGAATGTCATCGATAGAGGACAACTCCGCATCCTGCCCGTTGATCATCACCTGGGCCACGTTTTCCATGAGCATGTCACTGGCAGCCTGGTTAAATTCTTCGGCAGCCTCCGATCCCAGGGAAATCAAACCGGCCTTGGTAGCTTCCCGGATCTTTGTGCTGGCATACTCCCGGACGCCTGCTTTTGCCGCTTCCAGTGTGGGACTGTTTTTAATAATATCCCGCAATGCCGGTGCCGCGCTCCGTCCAAAGATAGCCTTGCCCATCTGGTTTAAGCTGTACTGTTCCAGCACGGCTTCGCCTGCGCCCTGGGCCAGCGCCAGCCAGCTTGCCTGCTCCGGTGTATATACGGGCCGCCCGTTGGCGTCCGTCCGGTTCACCAATTCTTCGTACTGGTTCCCGGCAATCATCTGGGCCATCACGTAAGTAGACGCCGCATTCCTGGCAATGCTCGCAGCCTTTACCCCGCCAACACGGCCGGCGGCCAGCCCTGCCAATGCACCTGCCCCCTGGGATTTGGCGATCATAGCCATGTTTTCAAAAGCACCGCCAACCATGGCACCTGCAACATTCCCCACGGTATTATAGTTGTACTTTGGCAGCTCCCGCAGCTCCGCGTCGTAGGCGTCCAGCTCCTTCTGTTCTTCCGCATTCGGCAGCCGGTTTTCCTGCCTGGCAGCATTCCAGATAGAACTGCGCCGGTCAGATATCCAGCCCCGCCGTGCGCCTGCGTATACGCTTCCCACAAACCGGGTAAATGCATTGTTATATACATCATTGATAGACCGCACGCCGTCAATGTTTCCCAGCGCCAAAGCCGCAGCCGCTGTTCCCTGTTGTTTTTGGATATCAGCCAGACCGGGAATATCAGCATAGATTTTTGCCATGTCAATATTGCCCTGGGCATCCTGGTATTTTTTAAACTTGCCCATGCGCTCCACACGGTCCGCAGCCAGCGCGGCCTTCTGGTACAGCTCCCGGTCATTGGCAAACGCATTGCCATCAATCTGCAGCAGTTTTGATATCCGGTTTATTTCGTCATTCTTCCGCTGCGGATTATAGAAATAGTTTTCATACAGCTGGGTATGCTCCAGCTCCGTGGCATTACTCATGCCATGGATCACACCCCGGACCGCGTTCTCCATTCGCTGCGGTACGTTCAGCATCTGCGCCCGTTCTTCCGGTGTGGCATTCCACAGGTCCCGCATTCCTTCCACTACCGGAGTCAATACGCTAGCACCGGCAGTGATATCAATTCCGTTATCCTGGGACTGTTCCATCCGGCTCCGTGCAAAGTCTATCAGATTATTCAGCGGGGCCTGCTCCTGCCGGGGTGCTTCCGGTGCTTCCACCGGAGCCATGACAGGATTCCCTGCTTCGTCCGTCCCGGTCTGCGTCAGCTCCTGCCCGGCACTGGGCATTATATTTTCCCTGTCGTTATATAAGTCATCCCCATAACTCTGCGGCCGGTTCAGTGTGCCGTAGCTGTTATACATCGCCCGTAACTGGTCATTGTTCATATTCTCACCCCGCGTTGATAGCTTCTTCTACTGACATATTATCCTGAATGATACGCGCAAACTGTGCGTCCGTCACGTTAATGGACCGGCCGTCCCGCAGCACTATATTCTTACCGCCGGCCGGATTGTTCGTTACCCGCATGATTCCATGAGCGGCCGCTTCCGCTTCGTTGGTGGTCACTGTATTGGTGCCGAACACGCGCCCCGGTACCTGATAGCTGATACTGTCCACCAATGCTTCCCGTCCCCACTGGGCTACCGTTGCCCGGTCAGGATCCTGTCCTCCATGCTGTGCGCGGTACTCGTTGATCCGGTAAATAAGATGTTGCTGCACGTTACCCCATGCGTAACTTTTATCTTTTGCCTTGTAGTCTGCCATGATGGCGTCCTTCATGGACGCAAGGTCAAATTTAAACTGGCCTTCGCCTTTACGCCGTTTCTCCAGCACGTCCAGTGCCTTTGCTTTTTCCTTATCTGTAAAACCATTTTCCGGATTATCCATAAATTCCAGAATGGCTGTTTCTCCCACGCCATTGTTAAGCATGTTAGTAATTTTATATTCCAGCAGCGGATCACTCTTGCCGCTTCCACTGCCACTGCTTCCGCTTCCTGCCGCACCTTTAGCTACACGGGCATAGCTCCCTGCCAGGCTGGTCAGTTTCCGGAACAGCTTCGGATCATCACCTGCCCGCTGGACCACCGCCGCCCGGAACGTCTCCGGATCCGTGACGCCGTTCTTATACATCTGGAAAAATTCACTGTCCAGCTGGTCTGTGATATCCTGCTCCCGTTGCAGTTCAAACCGCTTGTTCAAATTCACTTCCTGCAGGTACGCATTCCATAGTTTTTTCTTCTCTGCCGGGGAAGCCGCCCGTCCCTGCGGATGGGAAAAGCCAATCAGTTTATACGCATCCAATGCAATCGGACGGAAGCCGCTGGTGCCGGACTGGTAAACCATGCCGGTTTTGGCATCATATATTCCAACATGGGAAGCATCCCCGTCCCCGGCGCTGTCCCAGTAAACGATATCCCCATTACGCAGCTGGTTTCGGTTCGTGAACGTCCGGCCGGCAGCATGTTCCTGCTCCCAGGCAGTCGGCGCCCAGCACGGGATAGGTTTAAATCCGCCAGCCTCCAGCGCCGCATTGACGCCTTTAGTGCAAGTGTTTCTTCCCCAGCCTTCGCCCCGGTCTGACATATCCTTAAACCATGCCACGGAACTGTTGCTGTTCCCATTACCGGAAAATCCGTCAGAAAAAATGTGATCATACGCAGCCTGCAGGTTATCGCCAAACTGCGACATCAATGTTTTGGCTGATACTTCCTGCATCGTTTCCATGCGGCTTTGGTATACGTTCTTCGCATAGCCGGTCAAAGTCTGCGGATCCAAATAGCTGCCGTACTTTTCTATATACGATTCCGCTCCGCTGGTGTCTCCATTGGCATAGCTCCGGTTGATTACCTGCTGGGCAATGGCTCCCACCGCCTTGCGTTCTGCCTGCCGGATCACCTCGTCACCCTGGCCAAACAAACGTGCCCGGGTAGACATGATAGCTTCCTTGATGTTATCGTCCACAATATCCGGCGCCATGTAATTGTCTGCCGCCGTCTGCATGTTCATCTGCAGGCCGTTGTTATATGTCACATCCTTGTATGCTTCCGCCTGCTGGTATTGGTGCCGCTGCAGCATGGTATACCGCTGGGCCGCAGAATTATCAGCCAGCCGGTTGAATGCCTGCTGGCCCTTGGCGGTATGGAAATGATACTGCCCGTACACTTCCTCTCGGATCTTTTTTTCCTGCTCGGTAAAATCCTGGGTAATGCCGGACGCCCCGTCAAACTTGGTATTCATAAGGCCGTTGTCTTGGTTGTACATCAGCTCGTTTACGCGCTTCGTGTATTCATTGGCCGCCGCCTGTGCGTTCACTGCGTCGGTCTCTTCCTGCTGGTGCTGGATATAAGCGCCCACTTGTCCGACGCCACGGGCCACACCTGCCAGCCCCTGTCCCTGCATAGCGCCAATAGCACGTAAAGCCGCTGCTGCCGGTGCTTCTACGTGCGCATTACTAACCGTGGTTCTCTGTGTTCCCGGAGTATATGTCACTAACTTCATCGGTAACTACCTCCCAAACAAGTTAAAGCCTTTAGTCTTTACAATCTGCGGACCAAAGGACCCGGTATATCCCTGGTACACGCCGGTGGTCTTGGCCGCATAACCAGGCAGCCCACCAAATGCCGTATCGCTGGCTACCGCTCTCCATCCTGCCGCCGTCGGTGTCTGTGCAGCCGCAGCCGATTCCGTTGCGGTAGGCGCCGTGCTTCCGCCTGCGCTTCGCATGCCGTACATGGAAGCGGCCCCGGAAAGCAGTGTGCCAAACATAGCCATGTTCCCGGCCGACTTGGCAGCATCTGCCTGCGCTCTGGCTGCAGCCGCCTGGTTCCGCTGGTTGACTTCGGTCACATAGTTGTCATAAGTAGCATTGCGCTGGTTCGCCAACAGGTTCAGGCTGTCCTCTTCCCATGCGTTCTGTGTGGCTGTCAAAATGTCCAGGCTGGAGCCGATACCGGCAGCAATACCGGAAGATCCTGCCGCTGCTACCTGCTGGCCAACAGCCAGCCTGCGCTTGGCATCCATCTGGCGCTGTTGCTGCGCGTACTGTTCTGCGATTTGCTCACCCTTCCGGTTCTGTATCCTGGCATTTTGTTCCGCCACTTCTGCCTGCGCATTATAGGCCGCCGCCTGCGCACGGCTCTGCTGATATTGCCCGGCCATCTGAAAACCAGTGGACAACCCTGCCAGCGCCATCGTTATACTGCACATATCATTTCACCTCTTTCAGTAAAAACGGAAAAAATATTTCTCCCCGGTTCCCCATGGGTACCGGGTCCAGCAACTGCCCACCCAGGTGCATGATGTACCGCAGGTACGGCTCGTTGCCGGCCCAGATAAAATTACACAATGTCCCGGCTTCTTCTATCCACCGGGCAGCGAACTGTTTGCCGTAATACACCAGCGCCCGGTTATGCCGGTACGCTTTGTTGGTTCCCAAAAACCAGATCGGAACCGCACGGCCTCCGTTGATATCCACCGGCCCGGCTCCCAGCCCAAAGATTGCCAGCAGATTTCCTTCCCTGTCCCGGACCGCGTAACAGTGTTTGCTGTACTGGATGCTGTCCCATACGCTCTGGTATGGTTCCACCGGTCCCATGATCAGCTCCTTCAGATCCGGCTTCCGGATATCCATCAGTAACTCATCCACCAATTTTTTTGTGGGATATAATACCCGCTTAAACTTAACCACCGTTGACCACCGCCCTTACTACCGATGCCACAGACAGCGGGTACGGTGCATCGGATGTGATCACGATACGGCCCCAGTCATTAAAGCCGCCCACGGTCACATTGGGGACCGTCACATTCTTTTCCCCGGAAAACAGTGTTACCGTCTGCGCCATTAATTCGTCGTATTTGATTACATCCGTCTTGGCTTCCGTAATGCCCACGCGCCCCGCTAACGAATTTCGCAGCCGTAAAATGGCAGCGGATATTTTTTTCTTCCGGCCCTGCATGGTGCCGTCCTGCATCTGCGTCTCAATGTTAGGCAGCTCCAGCAGGCTGTTGTATGGTAGCCCTACCACATACCGCTCACACGGTACTTCCAGTATCACGTTGCCGTATTCGTCCGCTTCCAGGTTCTCAATGTGCCGCCCGTCCGCCAGCACGTCCACGGTACGCCCTGCCAGCCATGCCGCTGTTATTATGTTGCTGGCCGGTTCGTTCACGCCCTGCTTGGCGCAGTCCAGCATGATGTAATCGTCCGGGTCGTCCGTGTCGGCCATATCGGCCAGGCGCTCCAGATAGTTTACGCCGTTACGCTCAACGACAAAGTAGACATCCTCTTCGTCCGACGTGGTAATCGTCTCCACCGCCTTGATCGTCCCATCGGTTATCATCCGGGACCAGGCGTATACCTTCTGTTCGTTGATATAGGTCAGGCAGGCAGCCGTCCCATCATCCAGCACAAACCACATCATGTAATCCGGTTCCTGCCGGTACGCAGCGTCTACAATAGGCGCGTCCTGTGTAATATGCTTGGCAAGGATCGTCAGGTCCATGCCGTCGTAGCTGTCTGTGGTGTAGTTATATTGCAGGTCACGGACCGTTCTGCCATGCCGCTGCACGTAGATCATCTGGCCGCCTACCAGTATCGGTATAACGTCCGTTGTGCCCCGGCTGGTCTGCACCTGCGGGTTGACGTCCGTAGGCTTGACCGTGCTGCTTCCGGATACGATCCACTCGTTTCCCTCGGTCATCACGATAAGATCTGACTGGGCCACCAGGTGCTTGATCCGGAAGTCCCGCCGGGAAATAAAGCTGATGGCCACTGCGGAATCATCCGTCAGCGTGCCTTCCACTTCTTCCGTACCAAAGTTATAATAATCAGCCGTCCGGCTCATCCATACCATATACGGGTACCGGTTGTTGGCCGCCAGGCACAGCCTGTCCTGGAAAAACGTCACGCAGGACGGATAGCCGTAATCAGCAGACCAGCTGCCAAAGGCCCACTCCTCGCAGGCGCTTGTGTTGGCAAACTTGTCTTTTACTTTAGCTGTAACGTGGGTCGCATCCGTGTATCCGGTGATACGTGCCGTTGCCTTGTGCGTATATGGAAGCCGCGTCAGGTCCACGGTCAGCGTTCCGCTGGTGATCGTTCCCTTTACACGGATGTATGTCGGCTCATCGAATGTACCGCTTTCGGTCGGATTATAATCACTGTTGCTGGTATAGCTGCGTAATTTTTTCCAGTTAGAATTATCCTTGCTGTACTCGATGCTGAAGTCGCCCTTCCAGGTACCGTGCGATATCACCTTCCAGCCTTTGGCCCCTGCAAGTATGGAGGAGCTGGTTCCGGTCTGGGTCCCGCTGCTTAAACTCAATGTCACGGTCTCTGATGCCCGGTCCTGCTCCGTCCGGATCCAGTTGCCCACCTGCCCGGCGGTAAATGCGCTGCCGCTGGCCGTCAGTGTTACCGTGCCGGTGGTGGCCGATGGTGTGATGGTCACGCCGTCCTTCATGGTCGTCGCGTCAAAATATCCCGGCTCCGGGATAAACTCTGTCATCGTCCAGCTGGTGTCTGCCGCCCTGGTCAGCACCTGCACAGGATGCGTGCCGCTGGTGATAAACATCACATCTGCAGATTGCGCAAAGCGCAGCTTCCGCAGCTCCGTCCCAGCGAATAACGTCGTCAGCGTCGCCTTCTTTACACCGTCTTTCCATACGTTCAGGTATTGGTTCCCAAACTCCAGCAGGTACGCCCGGTCAGCGTCTACAGCAAACTCCTGCAGTAAGATGTTTCCGGAAGTCAGGTCTGCGATATGGATCATGCCCGGCCTGCGGTACGCACTCCCGTATGGCCGGATATTAAAGTTTTTCGCCTGCAGTAAGGCCGACTGGTACTTGTCCAGATCAACACGGCTGGCCACGTCCGGTGATATCTCGCCGGTGGCAAAACTGGGCTGCAGCATGTATACTCTTCCGTCTGCCATGGCCTACCTCCTGGACAAAAAGTATTTACACGGATATTCCGGCACCTTGTTCCGCTCTTCCATCTGCGTAAACTTCGCCTCCGCCATCAGCTGGCTGCCCATCTGCTGCATCTGCTGGGCCAGTGCCTGGGATCCGGTCAGCGGTACCGCGATAGCCCCGGCCAGATAGTAGCTCAATGCCTGGGTGAAATCATCCGTGAAAAGATTGGCGTCCTTGACGTCGTAGATATATTGCAAAAAGGCGTCCGCATGATTACACACAAGCGCCTTTGTATTGTCATTTAAAACTACCTGGTCCATATTACCTTTGAAGTTTTTCGCCAGTACAAGCCAAGTATTGTCCGCATTAAAAATTTTCCGGGCCATTACACAGTCATTCGGATATGCGTATACATACTTCCAGCCCGGAACCGTTTTATCAATCAGTGACAGCGGCGCTGTTTTCATCGCAAAGCCCCAGGTGTAGGCCCGCAACAGCACCCGGCGCTGCATATCATAATGGATCCGGCAGGTGCGCGCCGCCTCGGTATCCTCATGCAGGCTGGCGATCTGTTCCCTGCCGATATGGTTCAATGCCATATTACAAATGTCGGTAATGTTCATCTTGCCTTACCTCACTTTGAAAAAAGGGACGGACTTCCGCCCGCCCCTCTAAAACTTTAATCATTCAGCCTGCTTCATGTTGACGTCCAGCACAAGGCCGGCAGTGACTACTGCATCACCGGACTGGGTACCGGTGCAGGCCAGGCGCAGGAAATTCTTCAGCCCTGCAGGAAGGCGTGCCGCCAGCACATCGCCTGTTGCGTCAGCCGGTACAGTGTAGGTAGCTACATCAGCAAAGGTGCCGGTAGCAGTATCTGCATGCTGCAGCTTTACGGTAAGCGCTGCGCTGGTCGCGCCGCCTGCTACATTGATAGCCAGGAAAGGCGCTTCGTATGCAGCACCGCCGCCTCCGTTGGCCACTACATCAGAAGCAGCGCCCAGGGAAGCAATAGCCTTTTTGTGATAGAACATATTCTCGTAATCCCAAATCATAGTTATATCCTCCTCTCATCAGGAAATCGCAGTTTCGTTGCCTTTGATGGCGTCCAGTTTAACAACTTTCATGCCGTTAAAGCGCACTGCTACGATGCCGTTTTCCAGGCGTTCGGTCTGTACATAGCTGTTGTTCTTGTCCATCAGGAACAGTTTCAGCGCAGTGTACATGTCGTTGGATACGTACATAACAGCCTTTTCCGGATGGCGCAGACGTTCCTGTGCGGTAACGATAGCCGCCATAGCTGCCGCCTTCTGTGCTGCGGTACCGGTCTTAAGCAGTGTGGGATCAATGTTCCGGATAGCGCCTACTGCACGGTAGTCGCGTACTGCCAGGCCAACTTTCCAGGTAAACACGGAAACCATTGCTTCATAATCCAGGCCGTCACGGTCCTGAACGGTCTGCAGGCCCAGGTCTTTATGGTCCAGTCCTGCGGAAGCGCCACGCGGATAAATGCCGGTGCAGGTACGGGAACCCCATTCCACCAGGAAAGCGGAAGTCAGCGCGGAGCCGGTGCCGCCTGCGTCAATGGTGGTGTAGCCCGGTTTGGTGGGATCATTCACGTTCAGCTTACGATGGCGGATATCCAGGCCGTTAAAGGTATCCGGATCATCTTCGGTGTTGCCATAGATAACCATATCCGCTACCTTCTGGCCAAAGCCTTCAATGTGTGCCACATCTTCGCTGCGGCGGAATGCTTCCTTGTCCGGAGCCAGCGCCAGCAGTTCCACGTCCACCTTGGAACGGGACTGCAGGATGCAGCTGGTGTCCACGATCTGCTCGGTGCTGGATTTGGTGTACTCAACACCTTTGTTGATGTAACGCACGCCCGGAGTGGGGATGCTGTTACGTAAGGTGGTCTTGTTGCCGGTAGTCAGATTGCCTTCCATCCAGGTCATATCGTCCAGGATAGGATTGCTGGCTGCCAGCACTTCAATGATTTCATCGATCTTACCGTCCACGCCCTGGCGCTTGCGGTAGTCGTTCAAAGTTAATGCGATTTCGCCTACTACTGCCATGTTTTCATCATCCTTTCGTTAAGTCATATTGCTGTGGTCATACCACGATTTACTTTGTGCAGCCGGTGCCGGTGTTCCGGCATTTATCATCTTCCCCGGGTCAGCCTGCACAAGCTGGCCCAGCATCTCCATCGCCCGGATAACTTCGATCCGGTTCCCGGCGCCTGTCTCGTTAAGCGCCTGGCGGATATTGGGTACAACTTTTTCCACGGCCTCCAGCCCTGCGCCAGCTGTAGACATAACCTTTTCAAAGTCTGCGCCCAGCTGCTGCTTTGCTTCCTCGCCCCAGCGGGTAACTTCCGCGTTGTACTGGTTCCGTACTGCGTCCGCTATCTGCTGGCCGTACTGGAAGCCGAAAGCCGCCATCTGGTTCGCCTGCTCGTTGGTCAGGTTCATGCCCCTGGCAATGTCAGAAAATCCTTTGGTCAGTGCCTCGTCTACCTCTACGCCTTCCGGG